TACAAATCTTAGAGTTTAGAAAACAAGGTATTGAGTGGGAGCAAGAAGACCCTAGATGGAAATGGAATGTATTCCAAGCCGAGAGAGGATATCCTGATAGATGAGCTAGCCTACAAAATATGATGAAGTTTTTTACTAAGAGAGAAAAAATAGATTGATATGTATTATGTAAGACAGCACAAGAATGTAAGAATGCATTAAAGAATTGATTTGGAATATATACTGGAAGTAGTGAATGTAGTTGGAGTAAGACTAGCAAGGCCAAAGAGTTTGTTTATGACAAAGATTGAGCCAACCATTGCTTTGCTATTGTAGATTATGATATGAATTGATTACGAGCTATTAATAGCTTTGGTGAATCGTGGTGAGATGAATGATTCTTTTATATACCAGATGAATTCTATAAATACTTATTCTCTACTTATGTAATAATAGACCACGATGATACAGGTAAAATAGATGAAATGAGATATGAAATGGAATATAACGAGGCAATAAAATCTTGAATAACAAATTGAACTAGACCAAACGACTATGCTACAAGAAAAGAAGTTAGTGTGCAAATTTATCGCTGTTATAAGCTATTAACTTGAAAATAAGTATTATTTATTTATAATATAAATGGTTGGCTAGCTACCGTAATTGAGTGGAATAAATTAGTCTTATTCCACTCTCCCAAAAATAAAGTTTTATAGACTAATTATAATAACTATGGATGAATTAATTTGAAAGAAAATTGGAAGACTTAATGTCTTAGAATTATTACCTATAAAATTAAAATGAAAAATTTATAGGTGTAAGTGTGAGTGTTGAAACTATATTGATGTTGTGAGGTGACAACTCTTACAAGGTAGAAAAAGTTGTTGATGCTTGTTGAGAGAATTTAGGGAAAGTTTACATGGTTTACAATGAACAAAGTTCTACAGAAAGTATAATTGAATAAAACAGAGATGTAACAATGAAAATACTGCTGCGTATAAACGGTATTGATGAAAATGAATAAAATGTGAGTGGAATAGTTTTGGAGAATTTTATGAGGATATGTATGAAAGTTATCTAGAACATTGTGAAGAATATTGAGAAAACAATACAACAATAGACAGAATAGATAGTAATTGAAATTATTGTAAAGATAATTGTAGATGGGTTTGTAATAGAGAACAACACATAAATACAAGTAGGAATAGAATATATGAATATGAATGAGAAAAAATGTGTGCTACCGACTGGGCTAGAAAGCTTTGATATAAAGATAGAACTTTTCTATCTAAATTAGATAATTGAATACCTATATCTTTTATTATAGAACAACCTTGAAAAAGATATTGTGCAAAATGGCACGAGAAATATCCACCTAATGAAAAGAGATGATATGCAATTATAAAAATAGAAAAGAATAAAGAATATATGAAGGCGTATAGAGAAAAAAACAAAGAAAGACTTAGAGAATATAATAAACAATATTTGAAAAAATATAAAGACCACGAATATTATAAAAGAGAATATCAAAAGCAAAAGAACAAAAAATAAATAGAAATACTAATTACTACCGTACTAAAAAATTCAAATTTGTTTATAAAACCCCCTGACTTAATAAAATATAACCTACCTCCAAAAAAGATGAAATTTAATTTTTTAATGATATAGAAAATTAGATTTTGTCTTTTTTTATCTATTAAAAACATATTATATAATAAAAAATAAAAAACATAATAAAAAAATACTAAAAAAAGACTTGATTTTTGTAAAAAATTTATTATAATGGTAAATGTTAAAATAAATTAAATGGTATATTTATATTTTAAAATAAATGGAAATGAGAGAAAGTTTAAAAAAATTGTTAAAAGTTCTTTGGGAAGAAGTTGAATTGTATCAAAAAGTAGATTTTGAAAAATTTGTAGAAATCTATGTTGAGTGGAGATACAGTAAAAGTAATGTTTTGAAAAGTTATTTTGAAGATTGGTTGATGAAACACAATAAATAGTGTTTCTTTTTTATTTACTAAATTTTAAAATAATGGAAAGAGAATTTAAAACAACATTTTATGAAGATTTTTCTATGGCAGAGATGTTTGGTAAAGAAGCGATAATAGATACTTATAAAAGATGTTTGAGTGAATGGAGTAGCGATATTAAGTATTTTACAGAATTTGTTGTAGCATTAAAACATAAATTATGGGATTGGTATGAAAAAGATATTAAAGTAGCAAGATTATATGATAAATTATGGAGAGAGGCAGATAGTTTAGCATTAGAGATATTTCAAGGTAAAGATAAGGAATATTATTTAAGGGAAACAGATTAATTTTATTTTATTAATCAATAAAAATGTTAAAAACTTATATCTTAATTCCTTATGGAATAATTATTAGAAATGATAGATTAAGAGATTATATTGGAGTAGATGAACGAGCAATAAATGAATGATTACACGAAGAATATGATTTAAAAAGAGTAGAAATTACAAAAGAAAATGTTTGGATATTACAATATATACAAGATTTATATTCTAATCAAGATTAAAATGGAATTAACAGTAGAATTATTAGATGTTTTAAATAATCAGAAATTTGAAACATTATCGGAATTAGCTGATATTATATTAAATTATTACTTCTATGATATAGAAGAAGCAAGTTTAGATGATATTATTCAAGCAAATAGATTAGCATTAGATTATGCAATATTACAATGATTTTTAGATTTTAATTTTAAAAAATAAAATGAAGATTATATGAAAAAAAATAGTATTATATAGAAATTCTTTTTATGAAGCAGATTATATGGAAGATTGAAGTTATATAATATATGATAGTAAAAATAAACCTATTGATATAACAGAGAAAAGATTTGTAGAAGTCCCAAAATCAATGGATATTGTAGAATTTTCTTTATTATATCATAATAATAAACCTTTTAGATTTTAAAATATATATAAAATGGGACAGTATTACAAAGTAGCATTAATTAGACCTAAAACAACAGTGTAAAGGTCATAACACCAGATGGGTGTAAAATGATGGAACACAGTTATTATTGAAATCACTCTATGGAAAGAGTTGAGTATTTGTTAAGTTTAAGTCATTACAAGGTTATGTGGATATGAGATTATGCGCAAGTAGCACCTTTTGTATGGGACTTAAAATGGGAAGATAGTGAAGATATGTTTGAATATGAAAAAGAAGAAAAGGAGTATTCAAGATTGGAACACGAAAAAGGAAAGTATTATTATTTAGTGAATTATACCAAAAAGGAATATATTAATATGGGTTGGCAAGAAAAGAATAAAGATTTACAAGGTAGTCGAGGTTGGGTAGTACATCCATTATCTTTATTATGTAGAGCTGAAACAGAAGACGCTTGATGAGATTATAGAAGTGAATATGGTGAACAATATATTTGATATTGGTGTTGAGATGAAATATGAGTATTAGACAATGATACACCATTAGATTATGCTTTGGAACAAGAATGATTTAAAGATAAAAGTTGATTTTATATGTTTAAGGAATAAAAATGAAAAAAAGACAAATAGAATGATTATTAGAAATGATGTCAGAGCAAGTTTGATGGAAGTATCATTTAGTACATTATTGATGAGCGATATATGGAATAATTGATTTGAATAATTATTGAAAAGTAATCAAAAAAGGTAATTTGAGTTATTTACTATGATTTTGTGAATGATTTTTATATATTAAAAAATAAAATGAAAGTAAAAGAATTAATGAATTTATGTTTAAATCAGATTAAAAAAGGTAATGCTGAAAAAACAATATATATATCAAGTGATGATGAATGAAATGATTATCACGAGTTATTTTATTGATTTAGTGAGTTAGAAGATTGATTTGTAGATGATTATAGGTTAGAAGATATAGAGAGATATCATAAAAAAGAAGATGTTATATTATTATGATAATTGACTTGATTTTTGTATAAAAAGTATTATATATATGATATAAATTTATATCAGAACGAGTGATATAATAATAAAAGTTAGTAAGATACTAAAATATAAAGTGCTTTATTACTCGTTCTAATAAAGTGCTTTTTGTTTTAAATTATAAAAATTAGTAATGGAAATTCCAAAAACGAAAAAATGATGGATGCCTATAAGAGAGAGTGATTTAACAGAAGAAGAAGTTAGAATCTGATTTTGAAGATTACAGGTATTACAATATGTTAATATAAAGCATATTCAATGATTAAAAGAACAAAGAAAACAATTAAATATTGAGAAGCAAGAGATGATAAAAACAATAGCTGATTTAAATAAAAAAATTAAAAGATTAGAAAAAGAAATAGAAAAAATAAATAAGAAAAATACATATTGATATAAACAATCAACAAAAGATGAGATAAAAAAAAGATTTTTAGATAGTTTATAAATTTTATATAATAAAATCATAAAAATGAGAAAAATTGAAAGAGATTCGTTTATAATGTATAGAAGCTTTTTTGAAAGTATCCAATGATTAGATAAAAATGTTATAGCAGATGTTTTTACAGCGATATGTGAATATTCATTAAATGGAAAAGAAGTTGAATTAGAATGAATAGCAAAAAATATATTTATTTTAATCAAACCACAACTTGAAGCAAATAATAAAAAATATTTGAATTGAAAACAAGGTTGAAGACCAGAGAAGAATTGGGAAAACTCAGAAAAACCAAAACAAAACCAAAATGAAAGCAAAATAAAACCAAAAGATAACCAAAATAAAACCAAAATAAAACCTAATGATAAATGTATAATGTATAATGAAGAATGAATAATGTATAATGAAGAATGAGAAATAAATAATGAATTATTTTCTAACGAAAATAACAGCGAAGCTGAAATTGTAAAAGATGAAGAAGTTAATTCATTAAGTATTGTAGACGATAGTAAAGAAAAAGAAAAAAGTTCCGCGAAAAAAGAAAAAGAAAGTTATGGTAGAGAAGATATAAATTATTTGATAGAACAGATTAAAATAAAATGCAATATTTTATGAGTGATGTATGATAAGACAAAAGAAAGAGAATTTGCAAAGCATATATTAACTGCTAAAGAATATTGAGAGAATTGTGAGAGATGTAGAATGAATAGAGTAGATTTTGCTATAAATATAATACAAGCGAGTAAGATAATAAATTATTATAAATGAATTTGTAATTGACCTATGAGCATATATCAATATTATGTAGATGTCTATAACAGATATATGCAATGGAAAGAGAAACAAAATAAAATGGTTTGATTTTTACCTTGAATAAAAACACAACAATGACAGAATTAAGTTTACCAAAAGAAATGGTTATAATCAGGTTAAAGAGTTGAAAAGCAGTATTTACTGCTTGAACAGTAGAACAAGTTGCTAATCTATTAGAGAGTAGGTCATTTATTGCTATTGATTGATTTTGATTTAATAGATTTGAAGTAGAAACATTTGAAAAATATTGTCCAGATGATATAGAAATGTATATATTATCTCAATGAGACAAATTAGTACAAGATAGATTATGGTGAATATATAATGAAAGGAAAAATAAAAACTTATCAATTAATTGAGTGGAACATTTAATGACAATATATAGAAATAGATATGAAAATTAGATTTATTTATTAAAAATATAAAAATGGCAGACATTGTAAAAATTCAACTAAACACTGGTAAAGTAATTGAAGCACAAGAAAGTGCATTTGATATTGCAGGAGATATTAATAATTGAAATGTAATAGTAAAGATTTGAGATTGAGATTATATTCCTGCAAATACTATATTAAGAATACAAACTTTTAAAGAGACATTTACATTATGAGCAGAAAAAACAATAAAAAATGAAGAAAAAGTTGAAGAAAACGAGTAATATTAATTCTTAATTATAAAAATTCAAACTAAAAAAATACTAAAAAAGTCTTGATTTTTAAAAAAAATTTATTATAATTGATAATGTAAAAATAAGTAATAAAGATTTTTAAATATTAATATATATATCAAAATGAATGGAACAAATCAAAGTACAGCAAACAACCTATGGAGGTTATGGAATTTAGCAAACAGTTTATCATTAAGAGTAAAGTTAAGTTCAAGTAATTATGGTAAGACATTAAATTTAAGATTAGAAAATTGAGAAGAATTGAGTACAGAAAGTTTTAATGAAGCTGAAAAGTTCTTATTAAAGAATAAGTAAAAGGTTATTAATAATAACCTTTTTTTTGTGTTTTATTTTTTAAAATATATAAAGATGAATAAAAAAACAAAAGTATTTATGGTTGTAGCAGTATTGATATTAATTTTATGAATTAGTTTAACTTGTTTTAAAAAATGTCATAAATCGGAATTATCTATACTTGTTGATAGATATTGGGAAATACAAGATGAATATAAAGTACATCAATGAATTATAAATGATTTACATAATGAGGCGGAATGAATTAGAGAAATAGCATTAGATAAATATGGAGTAGTTTTTACGGAGGCTTGACTTGAGATAGTAAAGTAGTCAGTAAGACCAAAAGATGATATAAATATATTGTATTACACCATACGGCAACAGAAAAATGTATGACAGCAGATGAAATGAAATTATCTATGCAAAGGACTTATGTAGATAATAGATGATTTAATACAATTCCTACTCATTATATTATATGATGTAATTGAGATTTTGTAAAGGTAAATGAATTAGACCAAATTGTTTGAGCAACATTAAATGAAGAAGCAAATATTAATTGAATACATATAGAAATAGTATGAGATTTTAATAAATGACAGCCAAATGAAGAACAATATAAAATGGTTAATCAATTAATAAAATGGATATTAGAAAAGTATCCAGATATGGAAATAAAATGACACGGTGATTTTCAAGCAAAGAATTGTCCAGGAATTAATTTTGATTGGAGTAAAATATATGGAAATATAAATAGTAAATATTATAGTTGAGAGAATAAAAAAGAAGAAATTACATTTAGTTTAAGTAGATATTATTCGGTATTACCAAATCAAAAAAGATATTATAATTGAAGAACTTATGAAGAAGATTTTAAAGTAAATTGTGCAGGAGATTGTACTGTTCCAAGCGATTGATGAAAATTAACAAATGATGACGCTTGAAAATCAGTAGCTTGTCCAAAAGAGTATCCATTATGAACAAGATTTTATTTAGAATGAATAGGCGAAGTAAAATGTAGAGATAGATGATGAGCAATAGTAAAACAATGAGAAACAGTAAGATTAGATATGTTCTGCTGACTATGAGATTATGCATTAGATAATTGGAGTAAATGTCCTACTTGAATAAGAAAATGATATATTATACAATAAAATTAGAAGAAAACAAGTTAATATCTAAAAAAATAATAAAAAAACTCTAAAAAAACTTGATTTTTATAAAAAAATTATTATAATAGATAATGTAAAAATAAATAAATTAAATGTTTTTAAATTTTAAAATAAATAGAGATGAAAGAAAAAAAGACAGAACAATTTATTCAAGTGGTATGTAAGGACCTAAAAGCAAAATTAAAAGCATTAGCAACTTATCCAAGGTTTGCATTTGAAAGAAAATGAGTTGGTAATGAAACAATTTTGTTTTTTTATATTTTAAAATAAATTTAAAAATGATAGATTTAGAAAAATTAAAAAGAATAAAAAGAATAGCAATAAGGAGATATAATAAAGCAAAAGAAAGTTGAACAGCAATGGATAGATTAAATTATTTATCTGCGAAATTAACAAGTACAGCATTATTAGAAGCAATAGAAAAATGAGAATTAAATCCGAGTGAAGAAGAATTTTGATACTGGATAGAATGATATGACCGAATATTTGAAAAATAGCTTTATATTTTAAAATATATTAGAATGAAAATTACATTATCAAAGACAGTTAGTAGGACTTATAACCTATGAGATTATGAAAATTACAAACCGAGCATTACTTACACGGTTGAATATGATGAAAATGAACAAGTAAATGTTCAAGAAGAATTACAAAGAATTGGTAAAGTGTTAGATGAAGAATTAATGAAAGAAAGGAAGAAATGTTGAAAATAAAGTTTTTAAATATTAATTATATATTAAAATGAGTTGGACAACAGAAAGCGATTGACAAAAGTATGTCAATATTAATCTATTAGGAATGAAAAAGGACAGTAAAAGAGAAGATTTTGCTTTTCAAGTTTTTACTTGATATTGAGACAATAAGAAAATTATTGAAGATTGAGTAAAAAGTATTAAATGAAATTTTGTTAAAGTTGAGGCTTGAAGTTATGATTACACAGACGAAAGATGACAGATTAAAAAGTCAAAAACATTAACATTTTTCTTTGATGATTGAGAGTATATTATGAAGTATGGTAGTGGTTATAATATGATAAGCAGACAAATTATTTACAATTTAGCAAGTATAGAATGACCTATATGAGAAATAACATTAACACCATATTGGAGTAAAAAATGATACAGGAATATATGGATGACAAACAACGGTGAAGATGTTAGAAGCAAGTTTGATTTTGAAAAAGACATCAAAGCAAAATGTAAATATTCAGAGGAATTTCAAAAGACAAGTTATGTTGAATTGGACAAATGGATTGATGAAGAATTGATACCTGCTATCAATAAGAAAATGGAAAATCACCCATTTGAAGCAATAGAAACAGAGAGTAATTTTTCTGACAAAATTAAGGAACAAAACAAGGTTGAAGATGAAGATATTTTGCCTTTTTAGGAGTGCTAAATCACTCCTTTTTATTTGTTAAATATCAATATAAATGGAAGAAAAAAAACAAGATTTAATAGAAAAAGCAGACCAATTATTAAGAGTTGGTAGTATAGAAGAAATACAAGATTTCTTGCCAGATTTAGTATATGCTTATTGTCAATTAGATGATAAATGTACAAAGGCTGATTTTTTGTTGGAACAAATGAAAATCAGTGAATATGTTAAGTTAAAAGCACAAAGAAGTGGTTGATACAATAAGTATACAGAAAATGAGATGAATACATTATCAAAGCAAAAGGCATTAGAAACTTATTGAGAAGACGCTATTTTGTGAAAAAAAGTAGTAGCACATTATAAAATGTATATAGACCAATTAAGTCAAAGGAAAATAGATTTGGCTGTTATCAATAAAAATTTAAGAGAAGTTGAATGATAGTTTTATTTATTAAAAACAAGAAAATGCAAATATCAGCAAGTCAAATTAAAATGTTCTGTTGAAGTAAAGCAAAATGGGCAGGACAATATATATTATGAATAAAAGATGAAATTAAAAATGACGCTTTACGAATATGAAAAGCAGTTGAAGATTATATGTTAAATCCTTTTCATTCATTAGATGAATTGTTAAAATGAGTAGAATTAGATGATAAAGAAAAATCAATACAAACTTATGAAGATTGTAAATTTAATGCTACTTGAGTACAATTACCAATATGAGAAGTACAAAAAGAAATCAAATGAGAAATATGTGGAGTAGATTATATTGGTTATGTAGATAATTATAAAGATTGAATTATTTATGAATTAAAAACTGCTCAATATTTAACAGATAAAGATAAAGAGTGAGGTAAGAATATGTGGAGTTGATTAAGCACAATAGAAGAATATAAACTCCAATTATGGATGTATATGAGAGTTTTGAAGTGTAATTGAAGAATAGTAGAAATTGCAAAGCATAGATATAAAGATTGACTATGAAGATGTCAATTTATAGATTTTGAACGGAGTGAAGATTTTGATAAAGAAATGTTAGCAAAATATACTCCAATAATAAATGAAATGAAAGAATTATATGAAAAATTTTGAAAGCAAGAAGAAAATAAAATTTTAATATAAAAAGCAATGAGAAAACCTAATTGGTATTGTTATGAAAAGTTTATATTTTAATATAAATGGTATGGAATGGATAAATATATTAAGAAATTGAAAAAGTGATGAAAAATGAAATAAAATAACAATGGATGTTAATTGAAAAATAATATTAAAATTAGTTAGTTGAGATAAAAGATTTATATGAAGAATAAAAAAGGATAAAAACGGTTATTATTTATTCGTAATAAGATGAGAAGAACATTATATGGAAAAGATACACGGTTGGTGATTTAATTATGAATTAATAAAAGCATTACCAGAAGATATGAGAATTGTTGTAAGATATTGAAGTTTAAAATATGTAATAACTGCTTGAATGATATTAAAATGATGAAAATTTTTATATTTCTTACAGCAAGGCTTTGAAAGGCAATTGTTTATTGGAAAATCTATGTTTAGTTTGTACTAAAAAAATACTAAAAAAAGACTTGATTTTTAAAAAAAATTATTATAATTGATAATGTAAAAATAAATAATTTATATTTTAAAATAAATGTTATGGAAAGAGAAAAAACAAAGATTAAAGATTTGGTAGAAGCTGTTAATAAAGTCTATGCAGAAAAAGATGTAAGAAAGATTATGTTTGTTGATTTTGGTTGATATTGTAATGTTTATACAGAAACAATGGAAAATCATTACAAAAAAACTGCTTTCAAGTCAATGAATTATAAAGAATGTAGAATTTGGCTTGAATGATATTTAGAGGCACTGTAAAAAGTGCTTCATTTTTATTTATTTATAAAATACAATGGAAAAAAATGGTTTAATTAAAAAAATTAAAGAATTATCAAAAAATGCTTACAAACAATATACACGAGAATGAGATGATGAACGATTAGATGCATATAAATATTTAGATTGATTAGATTTTGATTTAATTAGTGATAAAGAATTAGAAGAAATCCTTGAAGAATATTCACGATGTGGTGAAAATTTTAATTAATAATAATACTAAAAATGGCAAATCATGTAAAAACAAAGATTTATGCACCAAGAGATATTTTAGACGATATTATTAAAAATTATGTATCAGAATGAGAAGAGACTTATAATGAAAATAAAAAATATTTAGATTTTCAGAAAATTATACCTGCTCCAAGATATATTTATCAGGGGAATTTAAGTAGTGAATATGAAAAGAAGTATTGACCTGCAAATTGTTGGTATCAATGGAATATTCATAATTGGTGAACAAAATGGAATAGCTGGGACTTTGAAGATTATTGAGACCATATAGAAATTCAAACAGCTTGGGATACTCCATTACCAATTATTAGAGAATTAGCAATGATATATGAATGAACAGAATTTTTAATAAAATATGCAGATGAAGATATTTGAAATAATTGTTGAATGTTTTTTATAAATGGAAGAGAACTTGACGAAAAGAAACCTTTTACATCAGATGAAGTTTTTGCTACTATGATACGATATAATTGTAGTGAAAAAGAGGCAATAGATATTATAGAAAGTCGAAACGAAGAATAAAAAACATAATAAAAAAATACTAAAAAAGACTTGATTTTTACAAAAAATTTATTATAATAGATAATGTAAAAATAAATAATAAAGTTTTTAAATTTTAAAATATATAGTAATGGAAAAAGAAACAAGACAATGTGGTAAAAATGAGTATGTCTTATATTATAGTGATTGTGGTATAAGCATATATAGAGTATCAAAAAGAGCACAGTTTTGAATGAAATTAGAAGATTTAATTTATTTTAGAAATGAGGAAGAAAAGATTAGTAAAGTGGATGAATTTTTTAGAAAAGAATTAGAAAAACAGATAATAAAAGAGAATCGTAAAAAAGAAAGATTAGAAAGTGAAAAAGGTATGAGAGAAAAAGCATTAAATGATATACAGATATGAGATTTATTTCACGATAGTTGGTGATATGATATGACACATAATGACTTCTTACAAGTAATAGATAAAAAAGGTAGTAGAATATTTTGTAGATATATTTGAAGTGAAGTTACGGAATGAGATAAATGATTTAATTGATATGAAAAAGCAGTAAAAGATAGTTTTACGGATGAATGAAGACGGTATGTAGTTAGTAAGTGGTGAACAATCAAATTGAATGATTATAGAAGTGCAATGAAATGAGAACGAGATAGAGAATATTATTTTAATTATTTAGATTAAAAAAATGATAGAAATTTTATTAAATTGATTATTGGCTTGTATGATTATTCCTGATATAGAGGAATTTGGACAATGTTTAGACCAGGTTGTTTTAGAATATAATTTATCATTATGAAAATAACAAAAACTTATGTGATGAAATGGAAAGCTAAATTAGAATCACAAAGTCCATATCATAATGAATATTGGTTTTATGATGAAAGATGAGAATTTGTAGGTTGATGTGTAGAATATAAGAGTATTTTTAAAACAGAAAAAACAAATTTATGGTTGCCTTGATTAGAAAATAATTTTCTATTATATAGCAAAGATTGATTTATGAGATTAAATGAAATAAGAGAGGAATTTTATAAATGTTTACAAGTATATGAGTATCGTGTATTCTTTATTAAACAACACAGATATTTAGATTATTAATTGTAAAAAATGAAAATTTCAACGCTTGTAGAAAAAGAAACAGATGTAAAAATATTGAAAATTAGTTTATGTGTAAGAGATAATTTTTATTGAGAATTGTTGACATTAGAATGAGAAAAAGTTTGTGTATGGGAAGATACTTATGTACCAAACAGTTTAGTACCTGGAAGTTATTGAGATTATGTAGAATTAGAAATAGATATAGATACATGAAAGATACTTAATCGACCACATTTAGATTCGGAAAAACTTAAAAAGATTATTTCAGATACAAAAGAATGAAAAATAAATTTTATTTAATTTATATAAGTAATGAAAGTAAATATACAAAAATTAATAGAACGATGTATAGAAAAAATGGATAATGCTACTGTGTATTGTAAAGATAGTTGTATAAAATATGTGTTTGAGGAACTTGATAGAAAAACAAGGATATGAATAGAGTGTAAAGCATTTAAAATATTATCAGAGAGTTATCAAGAATATATGAAAGATAATTATTGAGTTGATAATATTGATGATTTTATAAATAAATTAGAAGAAGATGAAGAATAATCTAAAAGATGGTTATCAAGAAAAGACAACATATTATATTAAAATAAATTGAGAGGATATTTGATGGGTAGATGATTATAAAGATGTAGAACAAGTATATGCTTATTGTACTTGATATATTATATGAAGAGATAAAGGTATATCAGATACATATAGTGAAATATATAAGTGGATAGAAGACATACCTTGATGACTGCCACATTTTGATAATTAAATTATTTATTATTATTTGAAATAAAAATGAGTAACGAATACATCAAGCCACGAAATAAAGTAATCAAATGATATTATAAATTATCATATACTTGACAACTAATAGCTGAAGCAAATTATATGAGTAGAAGAGTGGAAGTTAAAGAGAAATGGAGTAAAAAGAAATATAAAGAGATAAGTGAAAATATAGCGATTTATCGTAATATACATTGGACAGAATATACATTGGATAGATATGCGTTTTTAAATAGTAATAAATAGAGATGGAAGAGTTACTAAACAAACTTATAGGGGAAGGTTGGAAACCATTTTATCAAGAAATAAAAAATAAGTGGGAAACCCGATGAAATTACCCTTGTGAATGAGTAATTAAAATTAGGAAGAATACTATATTTATCAGTTATAGATATGAAAGTTGAGATGAACGAATAACTAAACGAAAAAAAGTACAACACTCATTAAGAGAATTAGTAAGTAAAGAAAGTTGACTATGGCAATTTTGTGTAGAGAATTGAATGGTAAAAATGGCAGAATGATTTTATTGGCAAAATATATTTCCATTAGACAGTATAGAATATGAATATGTAGATTATCAGTATTGGGTTATAGAAAGTGCCTTATGTGATGAAGATAAGCTTGAACAATTTTTATTAGATAATATCAAGATAGAATGAAAGACCGACTAATATATAAAATTGCTGTTTTATCTCTAAGAGTTAAAAAGGCAGAAAAAGAGGCTAAAGAATATAAGGAAAGATATAATAGATTAAGTAGAAAATATTGGAAATTATTTGATGAAATAGATGACCTAAAGTGAAGTAGCGCACTTCACGATTACTTAATAAAACATAGTAAATTACCAGAAGACTAATTAGACTTTTATATTATAAAAATTAGTAAAAATGTGGTTGATAACTTATCAAGATTGGAGTTGAGATAAACCAGAATATAAAGCAGTTATTATCAATGAGAGAAATATAGTTGATGCTTATTACACTTTTGAGAATACGATAACAAGTGCAGATTATATAGTATCAATTGTTAGTTGCTACATTGATTAATTAGACTTTTATATTTATAATATATATAAGATGACAAAGAAAAGCGAATTAAGTCTTATGTGACAGATGAAAAGAGAGGCTGAAAGGGACTTTAATAAGTTTATAAAATATGTAGCAGAATTGGAAAAAGAAAACAAAGAACTAAAAGAATATTGGAGTATTGAAATAAAGACTTGTAATAGATATAGAGAAAAATGCGATGAATTAGAAAAAGAAAATAGAAATCTGAAAAAAGAATTTGAGCAATACAAACAGCATTATAATATAGATAGCGATAGACAAACAATATTTCTTATGACTTGAAAAAGATATTAGAGTAGTTTTAGTTTATAATATATAGAGATGACAATGACAGACAGACAAAGAATAGTTTATGACTATTATAGAAAGTTTGATAGGGAAGATAAGCAACCGACTTATACACAAGCAAGTAAAGACTTATGACTTGTGCCAAGTGTAGTTTATAGTCATATAATAAAATTAGAAAAGCAAGGGTATCTAAAGAGAGATAGTAAAGGTTGAATACATATAATTGAATGATAACTTGACCAAAAAATAATAGCAATAGCAAGAAATATGCGACCTTGAATAAAATTACCAGAATTTTGAAAAGGAAGAAGCGAATGGATAGACTTATTAAGATGTGCAGTATTAAAAAAAGATGAAGAAAATAGTAAAATAGAACAATTTATAAATGATAAGTTTTAATTGCAATAGTTTTTATTTAATTAAAATATTAAAAATGAGTTTAACTAAAGAACAAATTGCATCAGAATTGTACAACAGTAATTATTGAGAGTATTTAATTTATGGTGCTGCAATGGCTATAAGAGGTTTAGCAAAAGAAAATGGAACAAGTGATACTGACATTATAAATAAACTAATTGATGAATATGATAATTTAGAAAGAGATGTTAGTTGTATATTAAAAGCACATAAAGAATTAACAAAAGGGGTTGAGTAGTTTTAGTTTATAATATATAAATATGGAAAACAAAAAATTATGGAGTGATATTGATTATTGGGATATAGTATTTAATAGATGTGATTGGTGTAGAGATAATCAATTATGAGATGAAAGAACATTAGAAAATTATATGAGATTAAAAAGAATAATAAATAAATGGGATAATGAGTGAACAAGCAGGGAATATGATGAAGATATGTTTTAGTTTATAATAGATTAAATGGAGAAGAAGGTTTTAAGAGCAGTAGAAACATATTTATTAAAAAAATGAGTAAAATGTACATTTGATTGAAAGATAATGTATGAATTTTTAGGTATGGACGGAATGTATTGAAGATTTAAGAAAATAGATACAGGAGAAATTGGTTATACTTATTGAAAATTTATATATAATGAAAAAGAAGATTTATACGAATATTTTAGATAAATGAAAATAAACTTTTTTTGAGTTTTAACTGTTATTAATTTATATTTCTAATAAGTCAAAATGTTTGATGACAAATGATATTCAAAAGAAGAAAAATATAAAGCACATCATATTGTCGCGGATATAGAAAGAAAACGGAATATAAAGCCAGATAGATGTGTTTTGTGTTGATGATGATGAAAAATAGAGGCACATCATTTTGACTATTCTAAAAAATATCAAGTGGTTTATGTTTGTTGGAGATGTCATAGAAGAATACATCATTCTAATGATAATATTATTATTAAAAAAGAAGATATAACAGATTTAAGATGGTATAGCAATAAAAATACAAAAAAGCGAAGCAAATATATATGGAGAAATGGCATTAATATAACAACAAGATTAAAAAAATAATTGATTTATATTTTAACAAAAAGATAGAATGGAAAAATGTGCGAGATGTGGGAAAGAGTTATTATGTGTTTCTAATAATGCAAAGTATTGTAAACAATGTAGAAAAGAAGTAGATGATGAATCGTACAAAAGGCAACACGAAAGACAAAAAGTATTAAGACAGAATTATGTGTTATCATTATTTGAAGAAGGGAAAATAAATATTAAATGATTATGTAGTTATTTATGATTAGGTTCTAATACATTGTATAGCAAATTAAACCAATGATTAGATTTAACATTACAACAAAAGGTGAAAACAAGCGAATGGCTTGATGAAAAGATTAGATTGCTTATTAAATATAAATTAAGATTAGATAAACAGATTGATAGAGCTATTGAAGAAGATATTGATGAAGAAGATTTTTAATTTTTAATCATAAAAAAATGAGTATTAAAGATTTAAAAAAAGAATTAGAAAAAGTACAGGATGAAAAAGAAAAAGACAAGATTATTCATGATTATTCAGAAAAGAAGTTTATTTGATGTGGTAGAATTATTATTTTTATATTCTTAATATTATGTATTTTAGCTATATTCTGTTGAATTATAGCATTATTAAAATTTTTACTTTGATATATATTCTAATGAGCAAATTAAGTAGAAAATTATATTTAGAAAATTTAGATATTATTCATACAAAATTAACAATTATGGCTATTGATTTTGTTTGAAAATATTTTTGACGAGAGGCAGAATGGTGGTTTATATGAGATAATCCTGGTGAAATTCCTATGGTTGTGTATGTTAATGATTTGTTTTTTAATATAGATACAATGTATACGGCATTATATTATGATGTAAAATATGATGATTTAATGGAATGGTATGACTTAAATAGCCAACCTGGTACAGATTATAAGGTAAATTTTCATAGTTTTTGTATGTGAAAATGATATACTAAAAACAAAATAAAAAAATACTAAAAAAGACTTGATTTTTATAAAAATATAATTATATATAAATATATATAAAATTTATATGTTAATATAAATAAGATGGAAGAAAAAAAATTTAGTAAAAAAGATATGGAATATTTAGATTTATTATTAAAAGAATTTTCTCAAATATTAAATGAATATGCGAGGAAAGGTAAATATAGTGATGAAAGTGTAAATAAATCACAAAAGAAAAGTGCACAGATAAATGATTTATTTAGAAAGAATTGATTATTAGGATAGATTTTAATTTATTAAAAAAATAAGAAATGGTAATATTATGATTAATTATGGTTGTTTGACAAGTTATGGGAGTTATCAAATGTTTTGGTTGATGAAAGAACCGACCAAAATGGTTGAATATTGTCGTATGAATTTGTGTTTGTTTGGTATTGGTAGCTGTATTTGGTATGGCTAATAGTTAGTTTTTTGCACAATTATGATAGATTATAGAAGCTAAAAGGCTTCTATATGGAAGGTTGTCAGAGTGGTTTAATGAGCTTGTTTGCTAAACAAGTAAACGATTATTCGTTTCGTAAGTTCGAATCTTACATCTTCCGATTTAGATTTAAAATAAATAAAATGTGATATACAGAACCGATTAAAGAACCATATGTATCATTGTATAATGAAGTTATATTTTTAAAAAATATTAATCCATATAAGGCAGTAGATAAATTGTGAGTTTGGTATTTAACTTTTCACAAACCTGAAACAATAGAGAAGTGTAGAAAGTTATTAAAAAAATATCTTACAAAACATTTAGATTTGTCAGAAATACAAAATGAAGAAACAAATTAAAAATAGTAAAAGCGTAACAAAATTAAGTAAAGATTTGTTCAAAACAAAAAAAGCAGCAGATTTATTTATACAAGAATATGCTAATGATTTAAGTATATGGAAAGAAATATTTAAGTTATATAAATGAAAAAGTTGGAAAGAATTAGCAGATAGAGTTTTTTCACAATATATAAGATTAAAAAATAGTGATATAAGATGAAATTGTATATGTTGCACCTGTGGTAAAGTATATTCACGGAGAGAAATACAAAATTGACATTATAAAAGTAGATGAGATATGAAATATAGATATAGTGAAGAAAATTGCCATCCACAATGTTATAGATGTAATGTGGTATTAAATTGAAATTATAGAAATTATCATAAATATATGATAAATAAATATTGAGAACAAAAAGAAGAAGAAATACGAACAAATAAAGCTACAACAAAATATAATCAAGAACGATATGAGAAAGCTATTTTGTATCGATTTATATGTATAAAAGATGAATTAAAAAAAATAAGATAATTTTACTTTGGCAAACATAAGCCATAAAAATGTGTAAATTTTTCTCCTTTTCCCAGTTGGGAAATAGACTAGCAAAACAGACCAAGCAAAATATATGAGTTTTGGCATACGAAGTAGGTCTTAAAATAAATTGCAAGCGATGGTCTGTTTCATGGAGATGTAGCATTATTGAGTATCGAAGTACAAGAGAAAGGTAAACAAGCAGTGAGTGGTAGTCGCCACTCCATCTCCAAATTTATTTTAATTTATAACAAAACAAGATGGAAGAAATTATTTACAGCACACCAGTACAGAAGTTAGATTTTTTTAACTTCCAATTTGAAGTAATGGATGGACAACTTTTAAAGACAACAATGAATTGACAAGGGGGGGAACAAGTATTAGACCCTTGTATATGAGCAAGTCTATTCCTTGTTAAGCAAAAGTATGATGAAAAGAACGAAAGACTAAAAAAAAGGACAAAGGAATTTGATAAAAAACAGAAAAATTATTGTGAGAATTTGGAGAAATGGAGAAAAGATAAAGAGCATTTACAAGACCATATAAAGAGAGCAGAAACTAAACTGTGTGAATACAAGAACACAATATTGGCTTTTGGAAAATTAGCCACTTGTAATTCAATAAGTAAATAGAAATGAATAAAAAAATTGAAAAGCTGATAGAGAAGTGAGTAAAGATATATGATAAGTTAATGATTTATACTCAAAGGAAGATAGACCACCATAAATCAGAATTACGAAGATATGAAAAAGAATTAAAGGAATTACAATATGAAAAAGAAAATTTTATCAGACAATATCACGATAACAATGTGGAAAAATAGAAGAGAAAGAGAGATATGGACTACTGCAATATTCAACTTTGTAAAAGCAATGAAATATGATAGGAGTATGTATGATGAATTAGCAGATATGATACAAACTCCTATCGTATGAAAGGTAAAAAGAAGAATAAAGACAGTACAACATTATCTCATACACGACCAAGAATGAAAAGCAAGAGAGCAACTTTATCAATTTATGGACGAGTTAGAATGAAAAAGTCAGAGTATATAAAAACAATGCAACGAATAAATGAGCAGATAATAAAATATTTAGAATATGGCTTTACTGAATTAAATCCCAAAGAACATATGTTTGAGTTGATAGGTCGGAGAAATAAACTCACATATTCAATAAATATAGAAGAAGATGTAAAAGCATTTAAGAGAAGTTGAGATGAATACAGACTACAATATGTAGGGAATTTAAGAGAATTTTTAGAAACTAAATGAAGAATATGAAACACAAAGACTTTACAGAATATGCAAAATTAGAAGCATATATAGAAAAGTTAACTAATAAATACTGAATGATAAAATACGAAATATTGTTTATTCATAATTGATATAGACTTTTACGATGTAAGATATGATAATGTGAGTAAAACGAACACCAAATAGCAATAAACCATTTGAGAGATGACTATTAGCAAGTCAATGAGAATGAATAAGTATGAGTAAAGCATTTGAAACTTGGCTTGAAATAGTAGTTATCTCAATAGTAAATGCTAATCCATTTATAAAAAATACACAAAGGCGAAAAGAAAGAGAAGAAAAATATTTAAAACTTATTAATTTATGGAAAGATAAGAATATTCCTGCACAAATGTTAGCAGATTTAGTAAATCTTATGCAAGAACATCATAAAGAAAAATTAGATATATTATGAGATATGTATATGAAGTTTGTATCATTATGAGAAAATGGACAATTCTTTACACCACCACATATAGCAGATATGATGGCACAAATAGTAGATACAAAATCTTTACGAGAATGAGAAACAGTATATGATTGTGCTTGTGGTAGTTGAACATTACTATTATGAGCATTAAAGAAAAATCCACAATGTAGATTATATTGAGTAGATTTAGATAGAAGATGTGTAATGATGGCCTTATTGAATTGCTTTTGGTATTGATGAGCTTGAGAGTTTATAGTAGGAAATACATTAACAAATGAATATTCAGAATGACGAAGATGTAGTTATTGAATGATATATGAATTAGATTTAAATTTAAATAATAATAAAGAAGATGATAATATAATAAAAAATACTGATAATAAATCGTTTAAAGAGGCAAAATTATTTTAATTAAAAAATAAATAAAAATAACTTGAAAAATACAAAAATAATAATATATAATATTTTATATTTAATTGATATTTATAAAGATGAAAAAAAAGTTTAAAAGTTTTATAATTAATAATGAATTTGATAGAGTTATAGATAATTATTGTTATACTCATTGATTGACAATAAAAGATTTTATGAAAAAATGTTGATTAAGTGAAAATACTCGATATGTAGCAAAAAAAAGATGAAGTATTTGACTACGTTCAGTATTTAAAATTCAAAAGGTTGTTACTAATTATGATTTTAGGAAATTAGAAAGAAAAATATAATTTATTTTTATATTAAGAATAAATACAAATGACAGAATTAGGAAAAGAATTTATGATGGATATTAATGAATTAATTCCATACGAATTTAATAATAAAGAACACGATGAAACTCAAATTAATCGTATTGCAAATTCTATTAAGGAATTCGGCTTTACACAAAGAATTGTTATTGATAAAGATAATGTTGTAATTATTTGACACGGAAGATTGGAGGCTGCAAAGAAACTTTGAATGAAAGAAGTTCCTGTGGTAAAATTAGAAGATTTAACACCTACACAAGTTAAGAAATTAAGGATACTTGATAATAAATTAAATGAGAGTGAATGGAATTTAGCAAATTTAAAAATGGAATTAGATGATTTATGAGATTTGAGTTTTTGAGATTTAGAATATTCTATATCAGATATATTTCCTGAATTTGATACATCTGAATTTAATTCTGATGATTATTGAGAAGAAGATTGATGAAATAATTGATGAGATTGAGAAAAAGATTGACAAGTGGCTGTAATAGTATATGTTAAAGATGAGGCAGAAGCAAGTTTATTGAAAGATGACTTAAAAAATTTATGATATACAAACTTCAAATAGATTTATTTGATAATAATAACAAAATGTGAATAAAAAAATATGATTTTAATGCATTAAAGCTTGAATTTTTTCAAAGTGATTTTGATGAAGTTCAAGCTTTTTTTGAGTATAAATGAAGCAATTGAAAGAATTGAAATATATTAAAAAATACAAAAGGTCGAGCAAAAGAGAAAATTGAATATAAGAAAAAGATTGTAGAAAAAGCGTTAGAAATGAATGCTAAAAAACAAGCAAAATCATTAGAATTAACAGTGGAATTTTTAAAAAAAGCAAAGAAGAATGCTTTAATTAAAATTGCTAAACAAATTACAGAAGATGAATTAATGTCTATGAAAGATTTAGTAAGATGATTATGAACAATTAAAACGGAATTGTGAGAGCCAACTAAAATTACAAAAAATGAAAATCATAATACTAATACAGAAGAATTATCAGAAGAAGATGAATTACTTTTAGAAAAAATATTCGGAAATAAAAATGGAAATAAATCTAACTGAAAAAATGAAAGAGAAACCATTTAGAAAAGCATACTTTGAAAGAGATTTTTACAAATATTGTAATTATTATTTCAATGAGTATTATTCTTTTGATACGCCTGATTGTTTGTTAAAATATTATAAAGCATTAGAGAGTTGAAAAAATGTTTACTTTAAATGATTTAGGTGAAGTGCAAAAACAACAATAGCACAGATGTATGTGAATTATTGTATAGCATATAAAAAAAGAAGAAATATTATGTGGTATTCGCAGACAATAGAAAGTGCAGAGGAAAATTTAACATACATTGCTAATTCACTTATATGAGAATGAGATAGTTGAGAAAGATATATAAGAGATTTTTGAAATCTCTATTATAGAGATGAAAATATAAAACATACAACCAAAAAACAAAAAAGATTAAATAAATTTATAACAGAAAATGAGTGTTATGTTAGAGCAATGTCATTATGAACTTCTCCAAGGTGAAAAAACTATACAGCAAGCGATTGAAAATACAGGCCTGATTTATTAATCTTTGATGATGTGGATACGATAAATAGTTGTATGAGTAAAAAAAATATTGATAAATGATTTGAATTTTTATTAAATGAAGTATTATGATGAACAACAAGTGCTTGTCAATTAATATTTCTATGAAATACTATTTATGACGATTGATTAGTACCAAGGTTTGAAGAACATATTAAAAATGATAAAAACCGAGAAATAATAATCTTACCAATATATGATAATTGAAAAATAGTCCGAGATAGATTTGTTGAAACAGATGAAGAAGCAGAAAAATTAAATAAATGAATAACTGATAGTAATAAGAAATATACATCGTTAGAAACAGAAAAAAGAAGATTGTGAAGTATATCATTTTGACAGAACTATTTATTAGTACCTTATTCAAAATGATGAAACATAATTACAAGAGATATGATAAGATATGATAATGATTGTATTAATTATTGATTTGATAGGATACAGATATGAGTAGACCCTGCTATTAGTGAGAAAGAATGAACAGATAGATTTGCTATTACAGTATGCTGATTTGATTGAAAAAAAAGATACATATTAGAAAGTATTTGATTAGAGTGAAATGAAAAGAATATAAAAAGAGCTTGATATGTAGTAAAATCTTTATATGATAAATACAGGGCAGATAGAGTTATTGTTGAAACTGTTGCATATCAAGCAGTATTAAAGACGATATTTAGTGATATGTGAATGGCAGTAACGGAAACAAAAACAAGTAGAGATAAGGTTACGAGATTATTAGAGAAACAAAGTTTATTTGAAGATTGATTAGTTTATTTTTATCCAGATAAAACTCGTGAATTGGTAGATGAATTATTACAAATGCCTAATTGAGAACATGATGATTACTGTGACAGCCTCCTCTTTTCTCTTATGGACACTAAACAAAAATTCTTTATTAGTGCTATATAACAAAATGAATTTAAAAAAACCTATTGGACAAAGATGAAATTGGAATATCCAAAAAAGTGAAGCCTTAGATTTATTAGCTTGTGAAAGTTTAATATTAGAATTTTTGCACCAATGAGTTTGATATTGAGACGAAGTAAAACCTATCACAGAACAATCACTATTTGATTTTTGGAAATTTATTGAAGAAAAGAAAGATAGATTATGAGTAGAAGATTGAGATATAGTTGATTAGTATTTATTTATTAAAAAATAAGAAATGAAAAAATTTAGACTTGTATTATTGGCTTTATTATGCCTACCAATGCTTATTATTGCTTGATGTACGGATGCAGAAATTGCTTCACACAATTTAAGTAAGAAGTCAGACTATTTTGAGATACCTCGTAGAGTTGTATTTTACAATGGTATTACAAACGAATATATACTTGATATAGAGTGATATTGCTCATTATGATGATGAGATAGTTATACTCCAAATGAAATACGAGTAGTATGTAGAGACGGTAGTTGATATAAAAAACATTTCTTGTGATTATCAGATAATGTTACATATATTGTAGAACAGATAGATGATAGTTTTGTGGATACAGACCATTATAAAGTAATATTCAAGCCAAGTGCAATATTACCAAGTATGGAGATAAGATAATTTTTATTTATTAAATATAATAAAATGACAGAATTAGGAGAAAAAATTTATACACCTATTGATGAAACTTCTTTTAAATTAGAAGAAACAAGACATTTAGAAACAACTGTAAATGTTCCAGACCAATTAAACAATATAGCAGGAGTAGTTTCTCAAATGAAAAGTTTAGTTGCACAAGTACAAACAGCAACAAGTAAATTTGTAAGTTGTGTAAAATGGTATAGAGAATGGCAAAAAATTATTGCTACTTGAATTGAGAAAGGTTGAATACCAATGGAAGCTCCAAAAGAACTTGACATTACTGATGAAGAATTAGAAACATTAGATTTAATGAAATTTGATGTTGAAAGATTACCAAAAATAGAAGTAAATAGGATTGAAAAATAAGAAATACCAATTACTACCGTACTAAAAAATTCAAATTTGATTGGTAAAATTCTTATATGAATAAAATATTAGGCAGGTTGTAAAAACCTGCTTATTTTTTTTAATATTTTTTAAATTTTATAAAATTACTTGATTTTTTTGAAAAAATTATTATATTTTTTATGAGCAATTAGAAATAATTGTGTTAGTAGTTGTGAAAGGTCTACTGACAGCAAGCGAAAGGAAATCCGATATGCCGTGAAAAGTCCTTTAACCAATGTGTACAGTTGGTGCTTGACTATAAACCTGACCGATATTAATACAACCGTATGTGTTTGTATAACATTTTTTAACATATTGATTATTTAAAAAATGTAAGAGTATTGGAAAGGTTTTGAGGCAAGTTCTTGAAAATCTTCAATCCGTGAAAGTCTTATATAAATACATATATTGTATTAGTATTGATACAGGTTAAAACCTTTCAAAAAAATACTGACTTGAAAAAGTTGGTATTTTTTTATAATTCCAAAAATTTTGTATATTTTTTGAAAATAACTCCAAAAATTTATAATATTTTTTAAACTTTATAATTTTGATTGATTTTCTTTAAAAAATTTTTATAATTATATAGCAATTATAAATAATTGCCATCGTATAGGAAAATAGATGTAATCCTCTAAAAAATACTGACTATAAAAAGTTGGTATTTTTTTTATTTTTACTTGCTTTTTATAAAAAATGATTATATTATAAACAGATTTAGTACTAAAAATCATATATGAAGATATTTTGAAAAGAAATCTCATTAAAGATAGTTGATGTAAACAATAATAAATTAGCTATGAAAAAGAAATGATATGTTTGAACATTGAACTGATGAGGTATGAGTTCAGTATTTTCTTGATTAATAAATTGAAGTTATACAATATCATTACAGACATTTTATGATTTATATAAAATGAATGGTGATATAAGACAAGCTATAAGTAAAATAGCAAAAGCAGTAAGTAGGAACGGTTTATATTTAGTAGATAATCAAAAAAATATTGTAGACGACCAAGTATTAACAGATGATGTTTATGAATTATTTAAAGCACCTACTTTTTTGAAATTTAAGACAGATTTATATAGAAATTACTTTTTAAGTTGAGAATTATACATTATACCTATATATAATCTAAAATGAGAAATATATTGATTTCAAGTGTTAGATAGTAGATTAGTATTAAAAGATACAGATGAATATGGAAATATAACAAGATTTTTAGTTACTAATCCTAAAACAGCACAAGCTAAAATATATAAACCTGATGAACTTGCATATTTTAAATTTGAGAGTGATGTAAATTATGAGGTAAATGGTATGTGATTATTGTATTGAGTAGTATATGATTGATTATGTGATTTAGAAGCGATGAAAACCAATTATGCATTATATGAAAATAATAGTATACCAAATAGCATATTGATATTAAATGATGATATGACAGAAAATGAGATAAAGATAGCAAAGGAACAATTTGACATACAATTCAGATGAAGTGAAAATGCTCATAAAATGTTAATTGGTTGATGAATAAAGGAAGTAAAGACTATAAGTATAACTCCAAGAGATATGGAATTTATTAATCAAAGGAAGATGACAGTTGAAAAGATAAGTGCTGTATTTGGAGTACCAAAGTCAATACTATGATATATAGAAGATGTTAATTATAGTAATGGTAGAGAGATGAGAAAAGAGTTCATTGAATGAACTATCAAACCATTTGAAGAAGATTTTGAGAATATAATCAATGTATTATTAGATAAATTTGTACCAGAAATATATAAAAATTATTGGTTAAAATGTGATTGAGAACAATTGGAAGAAACACAAGAATGGTATAATTGACAAAGAGCAGATGTTGAAAGATGAATATTAACAATAAATGAAGTAAGAGTTGATAGATGATTAGAGCCAAGTAAAGAAGAAAATTGTGATAAGCATATAATATCAAGGAATAATGTATTATTAGAAGATATTGCATTAGACGCAAGTTTATATGGTGGAGAATAAAAAACAATGAGTTTACCATTAAATCATAGAAGAATACTAACAAACGAAACAAAAGTATATACGATATGTCAAAAATCTTTCAAAAAGCAGTATGAGTTCTTAATGGATAATTTGAAAGATTTATATGAAAATTATGTATACAATGTAGAGTTATGTTATAATGAATTATTAAATGCTAGTGTAGATTTATATAGGAGTAGGAAATCACGACAATATATAGAATGACAAACAGAACAATTACAATGATTTTGGGCAGAAATGTGAGTGTATGATATGATAGAAGATATAAAGCCACAATTAGATAAAACAGTAATGAAATGATATAAGAAAAGGTATAGATTATTTGAAACGGCATTATTAGGAAATTGATTTACATTTTATCCAGAGACTTGAAGTGATTACTCAAATCTATGGTGAGAGTTGAATTTAAGTAATTATAAGTGAGCAATAAGTTATACAACGAAACGAGATGTAATAAGAATAATAAAGAATTGATACGATAATAATCTATGAGTATGAGAAGTTGCTGAACAAATTAATAAAATAAGTGATAAATTATTTTGAAAAGCAAGGGCAAGAATGATTGCAACAACAGAGATATGAAAAGCTTATGAATATTGAAGCTACCAACCTGTTAAGCAATTACAAAGTGTAGGAGTACCGATGAAAAAGAAATGGCAAACAGTAGATGATGATAGAGTTAGACCTGCTCATATGGAATGTGAATTAGAATGACGAGTAGATTTAGATTATATGTATCCTGCTGTATGACAATTAATATGTCCAGAGTGAGTTTGATGTCGTTGTTCTATGGAATACAAGGTTGATAATTAAACTTTATATATAATAAAACAATATGGAAATACGAAAAGATATAGAATGATTAAATTGAGAATATCAGGTAAGTAATTATTGAAATATTAGAAGTATTAAATATTGATGAAAAATAACAAATATAAAATTAAGAAAAGACCATTGATGATATTTAGTATTTAAGCCAAGTATACATTGTAAAAGATGTGATAAAAAAGTACATAGAGTTGTTGCAGAAGCTTTTATACCAAAAATAGATTGAAAAAATGAGATAAATCATAAAGACTGAAATAAAGAAAATAATAGAGTGGAAAATTTAGAATGGAGCAATAGAAGTGAAAATAATAAACATTGATATGATATGTGATTAAAGAAACAAGGATATGGTATAAATAACCCCAATCATCGTGAAATATATTGCTTTACAAAAGAATGAGAATTTGTTAAATGATATGGAGCAATAAAAGACGCAAGTAGAGAGTTATGAGTAAAATGACCTAATATAATAAAAGCAATAAAGTGTGGATATACTTGTTGATGATATAAATGGAAGTATAAAAATTAAGTTTTAACTATTAAATATGGCAAATGAAGACAAAATTTAAGTTAGTAAAAGACAAGAGTTCTTTTCAAATCACTTGGAAAGCAAAGTCTGTAAAAGAATTGCTTGATGATGAGTGAGTATTGAAAGGAGTTGAGGTTGAATGATATGCTTCTACAAAAGATAAAGATAGGTGAAGTGATATTGTTGAACCAGAAGCATTTAAAAATGCTTTATCAATGTATATGTTAAATCCTATTGTGTTATTGCAACACGATATGGATAAACCTATTGGAATTGTTGAGGACGCAAAAATTGATGAAAATGGTTTATACATCAAAGCTAAAATTACTGAAAACGAAGATTGAGTATTTAGTAAATTAGTAAATGGTGTATTAAGAAGTTTCTCTATTGGGTATAGAGTAAAAGATTATGAAGATAGAGATATTTATAATTCTGATTGAGAATATGCTTGAAGTGATTTTGTTATAAAAGAATTGGAATTATATGAAATTTCTATCGTTAGTGTTCCTATGAACCCTTATGCTTTATTCAAATCAATGTCTGATTGTTTTGAAAAGGAAGAAGAAGTAGAAGAAACACAGGAAGTAGTTGAAGATGTGTCTGAAACAGTTGAAGAACCAACAGAAGAAAAAGTTGAAGAAAAAGTTGAAGAAACTCCTGTTGAAGAAGAAGTAAAAGAATGTGAAACAACTGTTGAGCAAATGGACGAAATGATTGAAGAGACAACAGAAGAAAAAGTTGAGGAAAATGTTGAAGAAGAAAAAGTTGAAAATAGCGAGGAAGAAGTAAAAGAAGTTGAAGAAAATGTTGAAGAAACTCCTATTGAGACCGTTGAAGAAAATTCAAATTCAAATGAAGAAGTTGAAGAGTGAATAAATAATAATGAATGAGAAGAAACAGTTGAAGAAACAAAATGTGAAGATTGTGAGAATAAGGAAGATACAGAAAATGTAGAAAATCAAGAAACAGTTGAAGAAACTGAAATAAATGATTGAGCTGACAATCAAGCAGAAGACCAAGAGTCTGAAAATGTTGTTGAAACTACAACAGACGAAAAAGTTGACAAAGGTTTAAATCTGAAAGAGATGTCAAGGAAATCAATTGAAACATTTATCTTATCTGAAACAAAATCTATAAAAGAAAGTGTTTTAGAAGAAGTTAAATGACTTATGACAAAGAAAGATGAGGAAATTGCTAAACTTAAAGAAGATTTGGCAAATACTCAAAAGGCTTTGGAAGCATGTGCTGATGTTATTGGTGATATGGATAACATATTAAGTAATACAGCATTAAAGAGTGGTTTTGCTTATGAAAAGCCACATTCAAAAAAACAAAGTTCTGCTTATTTAGGTGTAGCAGATTATGTTAAGAAATTTAATTCTTAAAAACTTTTATTCATTTATTTATTAGAAAATGCACAAGAAAGTATTAGACTTAATCGTTCAATCAAAAAAATTGATGGACAAAGATTTCAACGAAGCTGAATATGTTGAATCTATTAAATCAGAAGTTGTAGAAGATACAAAAGCAAACGAAGTTATGCACACAACAAATACAAACTTCTGAAAAGAATTAATACCTACAAACGTATTAATGGACCCTTTACTTGATTTAGTTCCTGAATATTCTAAACTATTGCCATTATTACCAGGAAATCACGGAAGTAATATGCCTATTTCTGCAAAAGTTCCTGTAATATGAGAAGCTAATATGTTTGGTGGAAATACAGAATGGACAACAGGACAAGGTGGATTTATTACACCTGCTAATCACGGACCTGCAACAGATGAAATTGTTATTAATCAAGGACAATTCATTACAACTGTTTCTATTTCAAAGAGAGAATTAAATTATGCTCCAGAAAATCTTGAAGCTTTGATTAGAGAAAGAATAAATAGAGCAGCTGCAAGGACTATTGATGCTGTAATTATCAATGGAGATGCTGAAACAGGTGCAACAGGAAATGTTAACTTGGTAGATGCTGCTCCAACAACTTGAATTTACTACCTACAAAACGACCACTGAATAAGAGAATTAGCAATCAATAATTCTCAAACAGTTAATGTAGGAAGTCTTACAAGTGGAGATTTCTTGGATGTATTATCTCAACTATGAGAATGATACCAATCTGATTTAGATAATCTATTGTTCTTAATGCCAGCTAATGTATATAACAAATCATTGTTATTATCAGAAGTTTTGACTATGGAGAAATTTGGACCAGATGCAACAATCAGAACATGAGTTTTGGCAAAAGTATTTGGAATAGATATTATCACAGCAAGAGACCGACCTGCAAAAGCTAAATCTGATGGAACTGTTTCTACAACAGCTTGAAATAATACAACAGGAAGTTTTGGACTTATTTATAAACCTGCTGTTCAATACTGATTTGGACAACCTTTGGAAATAGATGTATTTAAAGTTCCTGGAAAATGAGTAGATTTAGTTGCAACATTTGAGTTCTGATTTGGAATTGCAAATAATGCAGCTTGATTAGGAAAAACAGTTGCCGCTTGAATTAATGTAACATTATAGCATATATACTGACAGGGGTACAAAAAGTATCCCTGTTGGTTTAACTTTTAATTATTAATCAAAAAACAATGTGATTATATAAAGATGTAGAAGTAAGTTTACAATATATAGGAGAAAATGATACAAGAGTTCTTACATTAGATTGAAAAAAAGATGTTAAGAAATGAGATATATTTAAAACAACAGAAAAAGAGGCAAAACAATTATTAAGAATGTATTGATATTTATATGAAATAGTTTCTGATGAGGAGACAGAAGAAGATACAACAGATACTTCTAATGATACTACTAATGAAACTTCTGATGATATAAATAATACAGAAAATACAGAAAATAAAGAAAGCACAGAAGAAAATAAAGAAGATGAGCAAACAGAAGAAGAAAAAATGTTAGATGAATTGAGAAAAACATACAAAGAAAAATACAATCAAGAAGTTCCTGTTAATAAGAAAAATGATATTAATTGGATAAAATCAAAACTATAAAAACTTTAATAACCTAAAATATAACAATGGAGATAGTTAGTTATGCGACACTTGAAGAGTTAAAGCAATATCTATGAATAACTGATAATACAAATGATAATGTTTTAACAGAAATGTTAAACACATCATATCTTTTGTTAAATCATTTGATTTGAGTAGATACAATGAATTTAACAACAGGTGTTGAATTTATAGAACAGAATAAATTATATACAAACTGACTACAAGATTGGTTTTACTTAACAAATAAACCTGTCTTATCTATAAATAAAGTATGATGAGAAAATTATAGTTGAGTAAAATGAACAGATTATATGGTTATATATGATAGAAAAGTCTTATTCAATAGGATAAATTTTCTTGATAAAATAAAGTTTTGATTATTAGAGGTAGAATATACTTGGTGATATAATAGAGATAATGATTGAGTTGATGAATTGCCAGATGACTTAAAACTTATGCAAATGATGTTGGTATGATGAATGTGGAATAGTAAATGAATGGAATGAGTATCAAGTTATAAGATTTGAGATGAAAGTATTACATTTGGTAGTAGAACTAGAACAGTAGATGGTAATACTTCTATACAGACATCAGATGATATATATTTTTCATTCAGAATATTATTAAACAGATATAAAACTTTTAACTTACCATAGAAAGAATAATGTTTTGAATATTATATAATAAGACGGCTACATTATACTGATATACAAGAGATAGTGAGACAAAGATTTCTTCTTATTCACCAATAGGAACTTTTAAATGTACAGTACAACCTGTATCTACAAAAGATTGATTGGAAATGGGAGTAATGTTTAACACTAAAAAATTGTATACAGATTGTCCGAACTTAAAAACTTGACAAAAGTTAGTTATTGATTGAAAGACTTATATAGTATGAGAAATATTAGAATGGTGAGGAACATTAAAGAAATTGTTTAAAGTTTTTATTAATGAAAGCGATTGAACATAATGGGCTATACAAGACTTATATGAGATGTAGATAAAGTAAAAAATATGAATAAAAATGTTAATTCTGCTATTCAAGTTGCTTTATCTAAAATCTGATTAATGGTTGCAAATACATCAAAAGAATTAGCACCATATCAAACTTGAAATTTGAGGAGGTCTATATCTGTTGACTTTACAAGAGTACAGAAATGAACTGTTGTTGTATGAAGTCCTGAACCTTATGCAAGGAGAAGGGAATTTGAGAACTACAAAAACCCTGATAGAAAATATTATATAATGAGGTGATATACAACAAACGAAACGGCAATTAAAGATATTATAAATCAAGCATTTAATGATAATTTGAAATAATGGACACATATTCATTCAAAACGATAGGAGATACTTTATATGAGAAGATGTTGGAAATAAAAAATACAGCTGTTAGAGTATGAGCTGTGTATAATCACGACATAAAAATTGAATGATGAACTAATCTACCTGCTATTATTATTACACCAAGTAATTGAAATAGTGGTTATTTAGACAGCTGTGTTTATCAAACACAAATCAATTATACAATATCATTAATTGATAGGATACAAGATTGATATGCTACTGTTGAAGATAATATGAGAGAAGTTGCTGATATTGTCTTAACAAAGCTAAAAGAAATATCTACAATTAGTTGGACTAATAATAATGGTTATACAGTAAAATGTGAATATACTTTTAATTGGTGATTTACAGATACACAAGAATGCTTCCGTGTGTTTTCAGTAGAATGTATGTTCACAGTTGTTAGCAAATAGTTTTATCTTATAAAATATCATAAAATGGTAAAAAGAAGATGTCAAGATTGAGATTGTGATTTAACAATAGATAACTCAATCATAGAAGAAGAAAATGTTGAGGAAAAGAGATATAGCTTCCCTAAACTTAATTTGAGTGTAAAAGCAAAAAATTTAGAGGAAGCAGAAAGAAAGGTAAAAGCATTGGTAGAATGAGATTATGAAAACAAGTCTATTTAATTCATAAAAAATTTACAAAATGAGTTGAGAAGCTTATATTGGAAGAAGGTCTGCAATAGGACTATGAAAAGAAACAACGACAGGAACAAAAGTTTCTGCACAAGTATGGATACCAAAAGAGAGTGGTACTCTTAATCCATCATTTGAAACAGCACAAGATACTTCTTGATATGGAGTTATTGATGAAGTATATGATACATTTACTACTAAAAACTTTTCTAACATAACTTTAACAGGAATTGTTAGAGATGATTTTATAGGATATTTGTTATTAGGTGCTTTATGAAAATATACAAAATTATATTGTGTAACAGGAACTCCTAGTGGTTGAACACCTGCTAGATGAGATATAACTACTTGAAATAGTGCTGTATTGAAAAAGATTATAGTAATAGATGAAACTACTTATTATTTCTTTGATAAAGCTGTTACAGGAAGTATTACTAATGGTACTTGGACTATGACAGCAACAGCAGTAAATGTTAATGCTCATATGTTTGAAAGATTAAACAGTAATAATCACCCTACATTCACTATATATGATGACGACCCTGTGGCAAGTGCTTATGCACCTTATTGTATGATTAATTCTTTTGAATTAAGTTGTGAAGTTGCTGACTATGTAAAATTTAGTGCAGAGTTCCAAGGAAAACAAATGCAAGACAATACAGATACTCTAAACCCTGCTTATTCTGATGAAGCACCATTTACAGCAAGTATGGCAGGAGTAAGTTTTGCTACTAATGAAAGTTGATTAAATACTGCTACAACTGTATGTATGCAGAATTTCAGATTAACTATTAATAAAAACCTTACAGATATTCAATGTTTTGGAAGTACAGATGTTGATAGTTTACATAATCAACAATTTACATTAGATTGAGATTTTGAAGCATTGTTTAGTTCTACAACATTAAGAGATTGGGTAATTAATAGCGAGAAAAAAGCTATTAGATTTTATGCAGAAAATAAAAATGCTTCTGAATTAGTATCTTGAATTTATCCAAGTATTTATGTTGATTGTATGAAAGTATGATTGACAGAATGGACAAAAACAGATGATAATAACGGAATAACAAAGCAAACATTATGATTTAGTTGACAATATGATAATGCAAGTGGAACATCTATTGAAGTTGTTTTGTTAAATAGTAATTCTACTTGATATTAGTTTTATTCAATAAATCTATACAAATGATACTAAAAAACATAACAGAAAATGACTTTATAATTGATGTTAATGGTGCAAAAGTTACCATTGAAGCAGGTGTAAAGTTTTCTGTAAGAGATACACAATGAGAGCAGTTATTAAATATGTATCCTAATTCTTTGTCAGAAGTTATTATTCTTGATGAGGAAACTACTGATGAAGAAGAAACTACTAATGAGTGATAATTTATAGGGATAGTTGAGTTTTTCTTGTTTTCTCTTGACTATCCCTGATTAAAAAACAAGAATTATTTATAATCTAATCAAAAAACAATGAAATCACTAAAAATTATTATTAATTGAGAAGAAAAAGAAGTTGTATTTAATGAAGTCTATACAAGAGGTGTAGATAAAGAGTATATGAGATTATTATTAGATTGAGCAGACCAATCTGTTGATGAAAATTGAAAGCCAAGATTTAACATAAATGCTTCTAAAATGTCAGACGCAAATGATTATTTAGTAAAAAGTATGACAAACCTAACAGAAGCAGAAATTAATAATATGTCTGCAAAAGATTTTGACAAAGTGTTCAAACAAATTGAAGATATAAAAAACTTGGGTTTGGAAAAATAGTTGAACAGTTTGAAAAAACTTTAAGGACTTGAAAAAATGTAACCAAGGAACATAGGGACTATATCCTTATGAAAGAAATATACCATTGCACTCCTACTGAATTAGATAAACAAGATGAAAGGATATTAAATATGCATTATGACTTTTTAATGGCAGAAAGAAAGCACGAATATATAGAAAGTCAAAGAGCAAAACAAAAGGCAGAAAATAATTCACATCTTAAAAGAAGATAAATGGCAAGCCAAGATTATACAATAGAACTCTTATTAAAAGCAAACAATCAATTATCAGGAGAATTAACTAAAATTCAATGACAAATTGATAAATTAGATAAGCAGGTTAACACTACAAGCGATTCTGTTAACTCTGCTTTTTCTAGGATATGAAATATTATTAGACAATGAGCTATTGTTGGTGCTATTGCTAAAATAGGTCAATCAATACGAGATTTAACAACTGCTTTTGAACCTGTTGAAAATTCTTTTTATAGATTATCCGAAACTGCTTGAATAGTTTGAGAAGATATGCTACAAGCTATGAGAAATGCAAGTATGTGAACTGTATCAGATTTAGACTTAATGAGTCAAGCAAACAAAGCATATTCATTATGAGTTGTAAATAATATTGAAGATATGACAACTTTGATAGAAATATCAAGGTTAAAATGACAAGCAATGTGAAGGACTATGGAAGAAGCTTTATGAGATATTGTGACTTGATTAGGTAGAGCAAGTCCATTAATTTTGGATAATTTGTGAATTACAATTAAATTATCAGAAGCACAAGAAAAATACGCTGCTCAAATATGAAAAACAGCAGACCAATTAACAGAAGCAGAAAAGAAACAAGCATTAGTAAATGCTGTTGTTGAGGAATGAAAAAGGGAATTAGAAGAAGCTGGTGAAGTATCATTAACAACACAAGAAAGATTTAATAAATTACAAGCACAATTTGAAAATATTGCTGTTGCTATATGACAACAAGTTATGCCTTGGGTAAATTATTTTTTAGATGAATTAAATGCAGGTGTTGAAAATTGAAGTAATGCAATTGTAACGTGATTATCACGAGTAATAGATAAGTTCGCTACTTGATTAAATACCATAAAAGCAATGATACAATCACGAGCAGAATTGTATGCTAATTTTTTGGTTGGTATTTGGGTAGAAATAAAAAATCATTTTACTAATGCTATAAATTGATTTATAGGTGGAATAAATAGTATGATTGATAAGATTAATTGAGCTATTTGAACATCTATATGACATATTAGTGAAGTATCAAAAGATAGTGTTACGATGTGAGATATGATGTCGTCTGCACGATGAAATGTAAAAGAAACTTGGAGAGATTTTGCAGATGATTATATGAAAGTACAAGATGAGATAAAAAATAAAACAAATAATACGACAGGAAGTATTAAGAATATGTGAAATGCTTTAAATAATGTTGTTAGTTGATGAGGTTGAAAATGAAGTAATAAGACAAGCGAAGCTATAAAAGAAATAAAAAATCAGTATGAACTATTAACATATAATGTTGATGAACAATACAAAAAAATTCAAGAATTAAATAAAGAGCGAAAAGAGTGATATGACGAGTTAGCAGATAAATTTAAAGAAGCAGATAAAAATGTAAAAGATTTATCAAAATCTGTATGAGATTTAAAACAGAAATTAGCAGACCTTAATAAAGATGAAACAAGTGATATTGCTACTGAATTTGTAAATGCAAGAAAAGAATTGCAAAAAATGGAAAGAGATTATGCTTGAATATGAGAAGTAGCAAAACAATATTCGTTAGATTATCTTGAAAATTATCAACATTGATGAATTGGTAAATACGATATAGATGCACTTATTCAATACAAGAAGTATAGTGATGAAATGGCTTCTGTATATGATTGATTAAACGATAGTGAAAGACAAGCAATGGACGAACAAATAGCTTATCAGGAACGGTATCAATCATTAAATGGTATAGAAAAGATAAAAGAAGATTATAGAATAAAGAGAGAAGAAATACAATCAGAATTAAATGAAAAAATGTCTGCTTTAAGACAGGAAGAATTGAAAAGAGCAGAAATTGATAAACAGATGAAACAATATAGTAAAGAACGATTACAAGCAATAGACAATGAAATAAAGAAATATGCTTATATGGTATGAGAAAAGAAAAGATATGAAAAAGAATATATGGACCAATTAGAAATTGATTATAAAAGGCAACAACAAATGTACGATGATTTAATTAGAAAAGCAAAAGAGTTAGCAAAAGTAAGGTCTGAAACTTGATGACCTGATTGAAAAAGCACAAGAGCAAATGGTTGACCTGTATATTCTTGACAACAATATCTTGTATGAGAACATTGACCTGAACTATTTATACCAAGTCAAAATTGAAGTATTGTTAAAAATGAAGATTTATGAAAATGACAAGAATTTACTATCAATGTAAATATGTGATGAGTAGTAGTAAATGATTGACAAGATACTCAACAAATGGCAGAAGAAATAGCGAATACTATTACAAGGCAATTAGAATTGTATAAAAAAGGTATTTATTAGTAATCAAATATAAATGACGAATATAGCAAATTTTAATAATGTATTATTCAATGGTTGAAGAAAAACTACTGCTTGATGATGAGCAGATGATATAGTATTTAACTGATTTTGATTACAGAATGCTAATTATATGATTACAGAAATGAATGTTTGGAATATGCCAAGAATAAACTTATTAACTTATGATAATCCTAAAAATGATTGATGAGGTGTATTAGATAGATTTTATAAGCAAAGAACTATTAGTTTGTCTGGACGAGTAAAGTGAAGTGATATAGATGATATAGAAGATAAAATAGATAACTTAAAAAAAGCATTAAGTATAAAAACTTGATACCTTGATTGGAAAGTAAAATGAGTTTATCGTAGAATATTATGTAGTCTTACAAATAGTGATATAATAGATAGAAAACATTATGATATAGACCATTGAAAATTCAAATTAACATTTACAGCATTAGAACCTTTTTGGAGTGAAAAGACTTGGAGTACTGCTACATTTACAGGAGTAAATGATGAGATTAATGAAGATATAAATAATGAGTGAAACTTATACAGCAATCCTATTTTCAATATATTGGTAAATAGTGCAACAAATATGAATATGATAAGTTTAAAAATATGAAATAATCAAATTGTTATAGAAAAGCCAATTAGTACGGCAGACATTATTGAAATAAACACTGCTACAAAAGAGGTGCTTATAAATGAACAGTCAGTAGATTTTAGTGGTAAATTTCCAAGATTGGAAGCAGGTGTGAACTGATTAAATGTTGTTGCTAATGGAACATTTGATTTAGATATTGCTATTTTATATCCAAAGAATTACTTGTAATGGTATATATTGATTGAGAGATAAAGGTATGATGAATATTGACTATTCACAGTGATGATTGAATAGAATTTCAACGATATAGAAATTGAGAATTGATACAATGAGAAGAGAACAATACATATACATTACTTATTACAGACCAATGACAAGAAATAACTTGCGTTGTATGGAATTGAGAAAAATTTGAAACAGCAGAACCTGTATATATAGATTATTACAATCTTGAAATAGAGCCAATTGAAAAACAATATATTGTAAAGTTATATGATTGAAGTAATAATTTTTTGAAAGTATTAAGTGCTAATCTTATTACAAATGATATAAGTTTTTCTGAAAGTATAGACGCTTGACAATGAGCTTTAACATTAAATGTCAATTTACCAATTGACACAGATTATTTTGATAATGTAAGATATTGTAGAGTTTATATGTTTAAAGATTTACCAAAACAAACTATAAATAATTTGATATTAGAAAATTATGATTTTCTTTTAACAGAAGATTGATGAAACTTTATTTTAGAAGAACAATCTAAAGCAGATAAATGACAATTATTATATAGTGGTTGGTTAAGCAAAGTAAATAGAGCTTTTTCAAATAATAAAGAAAATATTCAAATAACATTTTTGAGTTTATTTACTTTATTGAATGATATATTTTTTGAGCAAGATTGAGAATTAATCTTCCAATTGGAAGACGACCCTGCAAATATAATAAAAACTATTATTGATTATTTTGATACATTATATCCTTGAATATTAAGTTATACTAATGAAAGTATAGATTTATATTGAGAAACGGTATACCTTGAATTTGATACTATGACTTGTTGAGAAGCGATAAAATCTGTATTAAATTGATTAAAATATTATCTTTTTGTTTGAGCTGATTGAGTAGTACAATTCCACGATACACCTGCTGAAATAACACATAACTTTACTTATGAAAAAGATATTACAGCTTTAACAATTCCAGAAGATTATGAACAAGTTGCTAATGCAGTAAGAGCAAGATATAGTTTTATATGATGAAGTCATACAGGAATTACTGATGTGGCAGTAGATAATACAAGTATAGCGAAATTTTGAAGAAAAGAGATAATTATTGGTAATGAAAATCTTTATTGACAACTTGCAGGAGAAACTTATAGAGATAGTTATATGAACGAATATAAAAACTGAAAAAAGAATATAAGTTTAACAGTAAGCACTTTATATCCGATAGAAAGTATACATCCGTGAGATACGATAAGAATTAGGAATATTGATTTAGATATAAAAGACTTGCAAATTAGCAAAATTGATTATACTTACGAACAAGTGAGAATAAGTTTAGAATATTATACAAGTATAGCAAAACAAATATTTAATTCATAAATAATATGAGATGAGTAGATATGAAAACTATTCAATGAAAAATAATGTATTTTGAACATTGGCAATTTCAATAAGCAGTTTATCTACAAGTATTCAGTTGAATAATTGACAAGGTGCTAGATTTTCTGAAAATATGTTGGCTACAATAGAACATATAGAAGATGATAAAGTAAAGAAAAGAGAAATTGTGTTAATCATTTGAATTTCAGGAGATGTTTTAACTGTTCAAAGGAAATATTGAAGTTGTCCACCTGATGATGATAGTAATACAAGTTGAAAAGTAAGTTTTAGTTTTGATGTAGATGATACAATTAGTGCTTATATTACAAAAGAACATTTTGATATTATTGATAAGAGTATTAATGATATTTATGAAAATTGATTAGATAAATTAAGAACAGATGTGGTAAGTTGATTACAAATAAAAGTCAATGCTTGACCTGTTTTGATTGGTAGTGTTTATTATGATTTTGCAGGTGGTACAATAACATTGACAAATAATGCTACAAACTATGTAGAAATAAATGAGAATGGTGTACTTGTAGCAAATACAACAAATTGGATAGAAGATAATACAAAAATAGCCAAAATAACAACAAGTTGATGAGAAGTCATAAGTATAGAAGATTGGAGATTATGAACAGTATGAGGTAAAATAAGTAAATTAAACATTCACGAATTAACTGAAAAACAGACTGTTGATATAAATGATGAATTTGTACTTGCTGATAGCAATTATATATATAATAACAAAAAAATATCTTGAAAAAATATATTTGATTTATGTGTATGGTGACAATTAGATGCAGTTGCTGGAGAAAATTTGAGTGTTTGAGATGTTGTTTGAATTATAAATAATCAAGTTGTAAAGATAAGTATATCAAATCAGAAATTGCCAAAACAATTTTGGATAGTTAGAAAGAGTGCCAGTATATGAGATAAGGTTGTTGTAGATTTAGAATGAATTAGTAAAAGTTTGTCTAATTTAACTCCGTGAGCTTTTTATTATATAAGTAGCACGGCTTGAGTATTAACAACAAATCAAGATTGATGAAATATAGTATGAAAGGCGATTAGTTCAAGTACATTACAATTATGTTATTCAGAAGTAGTCACAACACCTTGAACAGATTATCTTTTATATGAATATAATTGATTTGACTTAGATTATACCGCTGATTATGATTATAACATAAATTTAAGTTTCAGTGCTAGAAGCGGTTCAACGGTTGTTTCGCTTATATTGAATTTTTCAATTAACAATCAAGTCGTAGATACACTAAATCAAAGTTCTAGGGATATATCATATTCTCACGATTTTTCACTAAAACAATGAGATAATCTTAAAGTTTCAGTAGAACTTAATGGTGGATATAGATTAACTAGTCCTATGAAATTAAGATATAATATGTATACTAGGTATAGATAGTTTTAAATTATAATTGTAAATTATGGCAAATCAAAAAATATCACAGTTAACAGAAAAAACAACACTTGATTGGTGAGAAGAAATACCATTTGCTGAAAATTGAGGAAATGGTAAATTTACAACAGAAAATCTAAAAGAGCAAATTTTAGATGAAGTTGATGCTTTGCCAAGTCAAGAATGAAACGATTGAAAATTTTTGAAAACTGATTGAGAAAATGCAAGTTGGGAAACGATTGACGTATTACCAAGTCAGACAGGTAATAATTGAAAATTTCTTAAAACTAATGGAACAATGCCAAGCCGAGACAATATACCTACTGAACTTCCAAGTCAGACTTGACAGGCTTGAAAGGTACTTACAACTAATTGAACAGAAGCAAGTCGAGAAACTCCTACTTGATGAATAAGTACACTGCCTTGAAGTCCAATAGATTTGAAATACAAATGGAATTGAAGTAAAGCACAATTTGAAGCATTAGGAACATATAGGGCAGATACAGAATATAATGTTGTTTGATAGATTTATTAAGTAATCAAAAAAATGAGTATAAAATATGGTACAAATTGAGAGTTACAAGATAGGTATGTTATCATTAACAACACTCCTACAAAAGTTTCATCAGTTTATGTCTGAAATTGAGATAATACTGCTACAAAGATACGACCAGTTTGATGGCAACCATGAGCTAATACTCTTGCTTATTATCCATTAACACAAGATGCAAATGACTATAGCTGAAATAATTATAATATAACAACATCATGAGCTAGTTCTTATACTACAGATGGTGCTTTACTTCCAAATAGCAATCATGCAGGTCTTTTGGTTCCTTTTAGTATAGATACATCAAATAACTACACTTTTTCATTTTGGTGTAACCCATTATATCATCCATCAATTGATGATATGAGAGGAATAGATTGCACAGAGAGTACAAGTAATAGGCTTATATCATTATGGGATGATATGTATATAATTAAACATTGGTGGGGAAGTTCAAATAGCACTAAATTTTGAACAGATTGAAGTTATACAACAAATACACGATATTATGTTACATATACAATCGATAATTGAACTGTTAAAACATATTTGAATTGAGTACAATTATGAACAAAAACATGAGTATCATGACATACTTGTGCTTTAAGGTTTTGACAAGAATGGAATATGTGAGCAGATAGACACTGGTATTGATATATGAAAGATATCATCATAGAAAACAAAGTATGGACAGCAGATGAAATACTGAATTATTTTAACGTTTATAAATCTTTATATTGATTAGAATAAAAAAATGAAAACTATAATAAATAGTTTAATTATAGCAATCTTATTATTAAGCATTTCTTTTAATATATTTATGGTTACTAATTATCAAACAACTTGTGAAAATATAGATACAAGGCGAAAAGCAGATGTATTATATAAATTATGACATAAAAGTTTAGATTGAGATTGAGACGGAATAGCTTGTGAAGATTTACCATATAATGAAGAATAAAATGAAATGTTTAAAATGTGGTAAAGAAAGCAAACGAGAATTTTGTAGAGATTGTAAAGATACTAAACAAAATGCGAGTGCTATGGTAAGTCAGAATAAAAAGAAACTTGTAAGATTATTAAATAGCAAACGATTAACACCACAATGATTTGAGAAGTTTATCTTATATTCAGAAAATATAAAAAAATACGGTAGAATTTATATGGAGTATCAATGCGTAAAAGAATATAGAGCATTAACAAATATTTGTAAGATTGTGAATATATTAAGTTTATTATTATTTTTATGGAGTTGAATTAGTTTATTTATAATTTGGTTATAAAATATAGCAGTAAAAAATAGGTTTAGGTAGTTTTTGTCTAACATAATAAAAAGTGCTGATAGTTATTACTTATTGGCATTTTTTATTTATATAAAAATTGTTTTTATAATTTAATTATAATACAATGGAACTTAAAAAAGAAATGTTTTTTACTGCTGATGATGAGATTGACGCAAAAAATGTTGCGAATATAATTATTCAGCACCCTAATGATTGAGAAAAGATTATCAGATTTATTGGAGAGCTTATGACTGATGAATTAGAATTTAAGTATGAGAAGAAACGGCTTAAAGAAAAATATCATCACGATTTAAGAGAATTACACGAAAAGTATTGATATGATTTAGATGATAACGAATAACAAAATGAATATAATAGATGTTATGAAAGGTTTAAACTTTACATCTGCTTTAAAAGAAAAATTAATAAGAATGTGAGTTCCTGAAAAGGAAATGGCTTGAGTAGATTTTAACAGTATGGACAGTTTAAATAAATTTGCTGAAAGAATTGTACCTATGCTATTAAAAAACAATCCAAGAGCAAAAGAACAGATAAAATGAAGCAGTTGGTTAAGTTGACAGGAGAAACAAGAAGTATGTGAAGTGATAGATAGTATATAATACTTATGGTGCTCTGCAGGGGTAAAAAAACCAACACCGAGTATTTATATCTTTACCACAATCACTATGGATACAACTAACTTTGGTGGAATGTGAACATGGTTAATTATTTTGCTTTTATTCTTATTCAATGGTAATGGATGATTTGGTTGACGGGGTTGAAACAATGCTGCTGCTTGGTTGTTAGGAAATCAAAACAATAATAACAACCACGACAATACAGTAGATTTAATCAACAACAATTCATTCTGGCAACAGCAATTAGCAAGTCAACAATGAATGGCTAATTTAACAAGCCAAATGGGTATGTGATTCTGTAATACAAACTCAAACATTGAAAGAGCTATACAGCAATCAGTACAAAATACTTGTCAGATAATGACTAATTGTACTGCTAATACTCAAAAGATTCTTGATATGTTATGTGAGCAAGAGACACAGAGATTAAGAACTGAATTGGCAGAAGCAAGAGTAATTGCTAATAACAATGCACAAACAAGTGAATTGTTAAGCAAATTACAACCTACTCCAATTCCAGCTTATTTAACATATAGTCCATATGTTTCTATTTATCCTCCTGTAACAACACCTACTACACCTACTACGACAGCAGGATAAATCTAATTGACTTTTATGTTAAAAAAGTTATCTTGTAAATGGTCGGTTAGCTACCGTAATTGAGTAGAGTTGATTAGTCCAGCTCTACTCTCCCATTTGTTTTATAGACTAATTATAATAACAATGAGAAGTAATTCAAAAATTCCACCTTTATGAACAATAGTAAATTGAAGACAATATATTGAATTTGTATGAAGTAGATATGTATCATGACATAAAAGAAATTTTATAAAGGTTAAATGTTTGAAATGCTGATTAGAAGTAGAAATAGAGGCAAAATGATTTTTTAATTATTGATGTAGATGTGTCCGTTTAGAAGAAAAAAAACGAACAAAACATTGATTTCAATCTATAGACAATCCAGAATTACATAGATTTTATAACATATATTGCTGAATTAAAACAAGATGTAAAGGAACTGCTTGATGAGATGCTAATAAATGGTATTTTGATAAATGAATTAAGTGCGAACGATTGAAATTTGAAGATTTTAAGAATGATATGTTTGAAGATTATTGTAAGCATATAAAGAAGTATTGAATTAAGAATACAACTATAGATAGAATAGACCCTAATAAAAATTATAATAAAGAGAATTGTCGCCGAGCTACTATTGATGAGCAAAATTTCAATAAAAGTATTACGAATTTTGTCACAATAGATTGAATAAAATATGATTGAAAAATGTTGGCTGAAAGGTGCTGAATAAGTAGGTCTACTGCTTGTCATAGAATATCAAAATATCTACATTGAAACATAACATATTCAAATCTCATATTACAATGATTTCATGGTAAAGAAAAATTACAAACAGAAATAGATTGAAAGGTTTATTTTTCAAAGGACATTAAAGATATAACATGAATAAATAGTAGAAGTGCAAGATGAAGATTAAGAGATTATATAGATTGAAAGATTACAAAAGAGAAATTATTAGCTAAAAAGAGCAGATAATTGTTTCAAGTCCTTACACATCAATTTATCCACCTGCAACAACAACTGCAAGTGCATAATGAGAAAAAGTCTACTGTTAAGAAATTAATAGTGGACTTTTTTGAAAAAATAATTTGCAAAATTTTAATTTGTGATTATAGTATTAAAGATGAAATTTACATATAATATTTATATTATGCAAATAGAAACTCTTGAAATGGAAATAAAACATATCAAAGACGATATGTCTGAAGTAAAATCAGACATCAGAGACATAAAAGAAAATATTTTTGAAAAATTAGATGATAGATATCCTACAAGGAGAGAGTTTAATGCAATTAAACGAGTATTGTGAATATTCATAAGTTTATTTACAATAGTAACGACACTTTTACAATTTATAAAATAATAAATAAAAATTACAGCAACAACGTAATTTATATTCTTACAATAAAAACAAATGTTAGAAACAGCTTTATTATGATTATTAACACAATTACTTACAAGACTTTCTGAAAAATGGAAAGTATCACAAACTTATATTGCATTATGATTATCAATTATTTTGTGAGCTTGATATTATATTGCAACAAAGTATTATTCAATTGAATGGCAAAAAATTGTTGAATTTGTAGGATGAGTTTATGCTTCAAGTCAAGTAATATATAATCTTACAAAAAAATGGTGAATATTGGAAAAGTTAGATAAGAAAGGACAATAGAAGTCCTTTTTTTATTTAATTAAAAAATATATTATGAATAAACATTGATATTCACAACATCATAAAATTGCACAAAAATATAAAAATGAGTTAGCAAAACCTGAAGAAATAAATTGTAAAGAAAATGTAGAGCCAATAAAAAATACAAAGCATTGACATATCCATTGATTACATTGAGCAGATACTCCTGCAATGATAATTATGGAAGATACAAAATTTAATTTATCTATATTTGCAAAACCTTTTGTAAAAGATATAATAGATGTATTAGAAAAACATTTTTGACATTATTATGTAATAGAAACACATATCCAAGACGAATTAGGGAAACTATTTGAATTGGAGAATGCTTTTAATCATAAGAAGTAGAAATGAAAGATTTGTATAAAGAGTTCAGAAAAAATCTTATAAAAGATATATTATGAATATTATTATTATTAATTACCTTTATTTGATTTTGTATGTGAATGATTTATATGTTTAAATAAAAATAAAATGGATAAAACAAAATTAGAGGAAGAGAAGATGAAACTTGTAGGAATTTATAATACTCTACAAGAGAAAATTGATGATTATGGACTAGAAGATATTGCTATTGACAGCAAACCTTTTAGAAAGTTATGTGCTGATAAGCAGAATATAGAACAGAGGATTAAAGAACTAAACAAGCTTTTAGATATTAAAGACTAATTATGCTGTGAATAGACCAAATAGAAGACTATCATAATGAGTTAGTATGGTTAGAAGATGAACTACATTTTGAGGAGAGAGAAGAAGAAAGAAAAATTTTGCTAGAAAGGAGGCAAGAAATTATTAATATCTTAACAATGGATAAAGAAGATAGAAAATTTTATTTCAATTATTAAAAAACAATGACTGATGAAGAATTAAAATTATTATATGCTGTTGAAGACAGACCAGATGAAAGAGATTTCTTACGAAGTGAATATTGTGAATGATTAGAAAATAATAAATGATTCCCATGAAGGGAACTAAAAGTATGGAATCAATATGACCAAAAAGAAACTTACAAAGCCTGTAGTGCTTATTGATTAACTGCTGTTTATAATTGACTACAAATCTTAGAGTTTAGAAAACAAGGTATTGAGTGGGAGCAAGAAGACCCTAGATGGAAATGGAATGTATTCCAAGCCGAGAGAGGATATCCTGATAGATGAGCTAGCCTACAAAATATGATGAA